AGCCTTACGCTCTTGTTGTAACTTTTGCTCACGAGCTTTAAGCCATTTGTTCGTTGCTCCGGGGAAGTCCCCAGAAACAGGATCAAGACTAATTCGTGGCGCAGTTACAAGTTTAGTAGCAAGTTTGCCACAAGTTTTACATACAACTTCTGTGGTCTCGCTAGATACGAAGTGTTCGTTGATATGACCATCTTCGCATTGAAAGTCAAATAGTAGCGCCATTAATGCACTACCTCGTGTTCTTCTTGAGCTGACAGTATAGAGTCTTCTAAGTTAAGGATGTTAGCAATGACAGAAAGCTGTCCTTTGCGGAAGTACAAATCCTTGTCGTCTTTGGTGTACTCTATGGAGTCTACGACCTGAGCATTATCCTTCATATCTTCTATAAAAGACTTCCAACCCTCAGACCTAAACATCTTCTGTAGTTCAAAGTAATACTGTTCTAGCTCTTTATCAGTCATCTGTTTCTCCTATAAGGACAGTGTACCTGATTATTATAACATAAAAGTATAAGAAAGTCAAGCTTTATTTCTTCTTTTTACTTGACTTCTCTGTAGTTTTGTTGTATATAGCGTCCCAGTTAGCTGCAAACTTCTTCTGGTCTGTCTTGCGCTGGGCGCTTCCTTTACCACCGTGTGTCTGACCCTTCATCGTTTCTTGCCCTTATGTAGGCCGTGCTTGGCGTGTTGCTTGCCTTTAGCGGTAGCTTCCTTCTTCTTCCTGTTAGCAGCGGCTAGTTTTTCCTTACCTGCTGCTGTGGACTTCAACTTGCTAATTGTCTTAGAAGGCGCGTAAACCTCTCCAGTCTTGCCGCTAGGTTTCCCAGAGGGTGTACGCCACTTCTGCTTTGTCCACTTCTTTAAAGACTTCTGAGACTTAGCTAACGCCATTACTTTATACCTTTAGCTTTCTTTTTAGCTGTATTAGATAGTTCTTTAAAATGAAAAAGTTTTACACTGGTTTTGCCGTGAGTCTTACCGCTATGCAGAGAACCGTTAGGCATTTTATGTGTACCGCCTGTGTGTAAAGTTCCATCTTTTTTATAATGCTTAACGCCTTTCATTTGTAACCTCCTCCTTTAGCCTTATACTCTTTGGCTAAAAGCTGTGCTTTCCTAGCAGACCATTGACCAGCCTTGCCCCCTTTAGTTCCTCGCTTAATACTATTAAACAAGTTCTTACGCATGGTAGGCTTAGTATAGTTACCTGCTTTGTTTACTGTAGACTTCTTGGCCGCCATGTTACTTACCTTTTTTAACTGGCTTTTTCTTAGGTTTTGCTGCTGGCTTCTTTTTCTTAGGTTTACTGCCGTATGTGTCTTTACCATATAGCATATTACTTTCTCCTAGACTTAGCGCCAGAACATTTCCAACGCTTTCTTGATAAGTTATTAGGCGTGTTAGGGTCGTTCTGCTTTTCTTTAGGCAGTCTCTTCTTAATGCCTAAGCTCCTAGCGCAGTAGCTATCACCTTTAGAGGTGCCCGGTTTTACTCTAGGGCCACCTCCCTTAGCTTTACCCGCTTGTCCGTAGCTAACTTTTTTACCACTAGAGGTTATCTTAACCTTTGCTTTTCCCTTTGCTGGTTTTTTGGCTGGCATTTAACTTCTCCTCTAACTGTGCTATCTTCTTGTGTAGCTCTTCAAATGATGCGTTAATCTGTGCTACTACGTTTTCAAAGTCTCTATTGCTGACCATTGGGTGTCATTCCTTGTAGTTGTGGCTGCGGTTGAGGTACAGGCTGCGGAGCCTCCTGTGGAGCAGCGTTGCCTTCTTTAACAGCTATCTCACGCTCTTTAAGTAACTGCTCTGATATTTTAAGACGCTTCTGGAACTCTTTATCGTCTGCATCGCCATCCTTGAGGTTAGCAGTAACAGCTTTGATACGATCAATCTCCAGTTCCTGCGGTAGTATCTGTGCTTCCACTGCAATCTTCTGCGCCCTAGCTTGTGACTCTTGAGCCTGTCCATTGAGTGCCGCAGTTTGTGACTGCTGGAATGCCATTTGTGCTTGCTGTGCTGCTTGAGCTGCTTGCTGGGCTTGTGGATTAGGCTGATTAGCTTGGTCTAGTACAGCAATCAACTCTTCGCGGTTAGCAAGGTTCATGTTGTCAATGATAGACGTTACCAGCTTAGGATACATAGGTGTGTCTGGTGACATGGTTTGTAGCAACTGAACAAGCTGAGTCACTTCATACTCACGGGCTACAATGCCTAGTGAGCTAGTAGTGTGGAACTTGTAGTCTGCTGCTGGGTATAGCTCAGGCTCAAACTGCATGTAACGCCACGCAGCCTTCTGAACAAAAGGAATAACAAAAGACTCTTGGAAGTTAATCAGGGTACGCTTGTGACGCTTGATGATAGCGCCAAGCGACATAGAAACACCAGCAGCAGTAGCGTCTCCGTTGATAGAACCAGCGATACCAGCACTATCAATAGCGCCCGTTGCCGTTTGTACCATAGTTTGTAGAGCTTGTGCTTGAGCAAATGTCACCTGACTTACGTTGCCAAAGTTAAATGGCTGTAGCACCTCAGAAGGCGCTCCGTTGGTTAATATAATCTTACCGGGTCTAATCTCTGGCTTTGCACCTCTAGGCATACGACTTGCGTCCATAGCCATCATTGGGTGTATAGTTAGTGCTAGAGCGTCGATTCTAGCGCGTAGTTCCGTGTCTAACGCCTTTTGTGAGTTGTAGCCTTTCTCACATACTCCTCGACCCCAGAAGCGGCTAGGAACGACATCCCAAGGGAATGCGACGATAGGACGATCCTGCATCATGTAAGGGTTAGCTTCTGCCTTCAGCAATGTACCGCTGTTAGCAATAACAACCATAGCTTCTACATAGTAGCTGTCGTCTTCTGTATCTGAAGCCAGCTCTACTACTTCTTCCTCTGCATCTGGATCGTTTTGTGCATCTGTTAGCAGGTGTCGTGGAACCAGCCCATAATATTTAGTCAGCCTAACCTTGTCTTCTGCAAAGGTAGTGAGGTCTTGATCTGGCTCAATGTTAAAGTCTGGAGCTGCTTCGCTAATAGGCTGATCTCTGTAGACACCTTTCTCCTGCAACTGCTCTACCAAGTGTGTAGAAACAAACTCATCTACTGCACAGCCTAGTGCTGAGTCAATGTCTGTAGCTACGGGGTCAATCAGGAAGTTTTGTGGCATAACAGGACGTAGCTTGATGCAGGTACGGTCTTGTATGTTTACACCTACTGCTTGTAACTCACCGCCCATTACAGGCTGTGTAGCAGGAGTCATCTCTTTTTCTTCTTCTAGGACTACTTCCGCAATGCCTGTACCAAATACAGCAGCGTTAATCAAACACTCTGCTACTGCTTTCCTAACCTTATTCTTTTTAAAGTCTTCATCAAGAGCAGCTCGTAGCATAGCAATGTCTTGCTTGTCTTGATCTCTGTAATCATCTCTAATGTCAAACCACTTACCACGACCAAAAGTAGCTTCTTCTAGCTCTGCTACTGAGGATTCAACAGCCTGCTGTAGCGCAGGGGATATAATCTTAGAGCGTTCAGATTGACGTGTCATGTCCTCTGCTGCCCACTGACCACGCCATAGACGATAGTATTCGTCAAACTTTTCAGCGTAGTTAGCTTCGTAATGGTCGCGCCAGTTGTCGCACTTGTCCATTACCCAGCCTTCTAGGGTCTGCTCAATTGTAAAGCTATCTTCATTCTCTAACATAGTTAATACCCTGCGTATTTATCTAAGTATTCGTAGTCGTCTTCTTCATAGTCTATAGCGTAAGCAACCTTAGCTAACTGGTCTACGTATGCCAGAGCATCTATTAAGTCATCGTGAACTAACGGGTTAGGAAACTGGAACAACTCGTCTAAGAACTGAGCATTCCACTTACCTTTGTTAAGTGTTAAGTTGCCGTGTTCTATACGGCCTTGTAGCGCCCACACGATCCTGTCTGTCTTCTTCTTGTTGCCGTGTGTCAACTCTTCAATTCTAAAGAAGCGTTGGTTCTGCTTCATTATATCGTTCAGATAGGGATAGACAGCGTTCTTCAACGCTCCCTTCTCAATACCTACTGCGACTGGTTGGTAGTCTCTGACTGCATCGAAGATTCTTCTGGCAGTCTCTTTGACGC